CCTAATACTGATAGTGATTATTATGTCTATTTTTCAAAAGCGACAGTAAGAAAAGCTAGTGAACTTTACTTAAAACATAACAACCACCACAAAGCTACATACGAACATCAAGATAGAGTATCAGGAGTTTTAACTGTAGAGAGTTGGATTATAGAAGATACTAAAATGGATAAGGCTAATCTTTTCGGATTCTCTTTGCCTAAAGGAACTTGGATGGTAAAAATGAAAATAGAAAATGATGACCTTTGGAAAAAGATTAAAGATGGTGAGCTTAAAGGTCTTTCAATAGAAGGCTACTTTACTAATAAATTTGAACAAATGCAAAAAACAAAACCGACAACAGAACAAATACTAAGTGCTTTAAACGAGCTAGTAAAAGAATCTAAAACTGAATTTAAAGCTGAGAAGATTGAGTTGGGTGCTATTGATGACTTAGAAAAAGGAATAAAAAAAGCAATAACTTTTTCTACAAAAGCAAACGATATAATGGAGAAAGCTGCTAAAAGTGCAGATGCACAAGCAGATAAATTCATTAAAGAATCAAGAGCTATGCAAAAACTTAAAACAGAAATAGAAAAACAAGCAAAAGAATTAGGTGTAGACTTACCTAAAAACATTAAAAGCTTGATGGATAATTTAGATGCTAATTTTGAATCTATTATTAAACTTAGAAAATCTATACTGAATTTAAAATAATCACAAATCAAACAGAACAATAACTATTCTATTATATAACAAACAACTATAAAAAGAAACTATGGATTTAAAAAATCAAATATTGGTAGCACTTGGTCTTGATAAAGGCGAAGAAGTTTCTCTTGCGTGGCAAGCGAAAAGCGAAGACGGTACAATTTTTGTATCTACTGCTGAAGAATTAGAAGCAGGTGTAGATATAAGCGTACTGACAGAAGATGGCACTACTATACTACTTCCTGTTGGAACTTATAAGACAGAAGATGGTCTTAGCTTTAGAGTTGAAGAAGAAGGTATTGTTGCTGAAGTAATAGAAAGTGAAACAGAAGAAGAAGAAACTACTGAAGAAGTAGAAGCTGCTGAAGAAAGTCCTGCTGAAGAAGCAGATTGGGCTAAGTCTTTTGAAGAATTAAAAGATAAGGTAGAAAATTTAGAAGATGCTATTGCTGATATTAAAGCAAAAATAGGCGGTGATGATGAAGCAGAAGAAATGACTGAAGAAACTCCTGAAGCTCGTTCTACAAATCCAAAAACTATAACTACTAAAGAAGTAGTAGAATTTTCAGCAGAAGAAGAATTAGAAAATCTAAAAGCAGAGAATGAAAAACTTAAAACGGAACTAGCAGAACAACCTGCTGAAGCTCCTATAAATACAAACAAATTTAGTTCAGAAAGACCTACTCCTACTAAGCAAGACTTTAGAAGAATGACTAAGCAGGAAAAGTTCTTATATGAACTACACAAATAAAATAATAATTTAAAAAAACAAAAAAATGGCGTTTACTACAACATCAAACTTTGCAGGAAAAGCAGCAGGATTTTACATCTCGGCAGCTCTGAAAGCATCAAACTCGTTAGACTTTTTAACATTAATTGAAAATGTAAAGTTTAAATCTAACATACAACAAATGGCAGGTTCATCAGTAGTTGCAGATGCTACTTGCGACTTTACAGGTGCAGGTACTTTAGCACTTACTGAAAAAGTTCTTGAGCCTAAAAATTTACAAATTAACTTAGACCTTTGCAAATCTACATTATTAGATTCTTGGGAAGCGTTACAAATGAGAGCAGGGGCAGGAGCACCACCACCTGCATCTTTTGACGACTATGTTATATCTTATATGGGTAGCATAATTGCAGAAGCAACTGAAAACTCAATATGGAGTGGAACTGATGTAGCAGGAAAATTCAACGGATTCTTAGGATTAGTAACAGGTCTTTTATTACCGGGAGTAGACCCATCAGGTACTGTTGTTCAAGATTCAGCTACAATACCTTATACAGCGACTAACATTATTGCTAACTTACAGTCAGCAGTAGCAGCTATTCCTTCAGCAGTATTAGGTTCAGAAGATTTACATATCTATATGAGTCAAAGAACTTACCAATACTACATCTCAGCAGTATCTACTTTAGGATATGTTAATGCTTACCAAATGAATGGTGATTATGTACCAATGTTTGAAGGCTACAAACTAGCCGTTTGCAATGGAATGGAAGAAAATCAAATAGTCGTAGCTAAAAAGAGTTCATTATTCTTTGGTACTGATTTAGTTTCAGATGCTACTAGAATTACTTTGATGGATATGTCTGCTTTAGACGGCTCAGACAATATGCGTTTAGTATGTCGTTATTCAGCAGGAGTTCAAACAGGAGTAGCAGTTGATATAGTAAGACAATCATAATAACACAAAGAAGGGAGTGTAAAAGCTCCCTACTTTTTAACTTTTAAAAAATAAAACAATGGCATGTACAGCATTAACAAAAGGTAGAGGTCTTGATTGCAATAGAATATCAGGTGGAGTAAAAAAAATATTTTTTTCAGTATATGATGAAGATGTATCTTATACTTATGACGGAACACACCCTTTAGAAATTGACGCGATTGATTGGAACAGTACTACGATTTATGAATATGTTATGCCTCTTGGAGTAGCTAGTGTTACTGACACTATTACAGGTAGTCGTGAAAACGGAACTATTTTCTATACTCCAACGGTAAACATTATGCTTAACCGACTTACCAAAGAAGACCAAAACGAAATAAAATTATTGGGTGCTACTAAAGTAAGGATTTTTGCTCAATTAAATCAACAATTAGCAAATGGACATGATGTATTTCTTGCACTAGGGATGGCTAATGGAATGGAATTAAATGCAGGTACTATGGATAGTGGTGCTGCTTGGGGCGACAGGAATGGTTACACTCTAACCTTTGACGGAATGGAAGCAATACCTTTCGCTATGTTAGAAGATTATACTACAAACCCTTGGGACCAAAGTGGGTTTATTAATGAAGCAGGAACTTTCCCTACAACTTCATAACTTTAATTAGTGTTTTCATATATTCTTGATTAAGGTGGCTAATGGTCACCTTTTTCTTTTATAATACAAATAAATATGACCTTTTTCTATTATATAACATACTAGATACACTATGATACAAGCTACAACACTTTCTACATTTTATGCTTATATAAATACAGAAGCAAATCGTATTGATACTTCTGTTGCTTCAACACAGATAAGACACTTATTAAAGTTTACTAACGACTTAGATGGGGCTGTATTTTATTATTATGCATACTCAGAAACAATTTATGATAGATATACTAAGATGACTTTTAATTATAATGTAACTCCTAATATTTATACAGGGGCTACTAAATTAATACCTGCAGGATATTACAAATATGAAGCCTATGAAGTTAGTTGGGTAGGAGAAGTAACAGTTAGCTTAGGTAATGCACCTGCAACTGAAACAGATGTATTAGGAGTAAGCCCTACACATGGAATAGTACAAGGGCTAGTAGCAATAGGAAAACTTTACTTATCTGAAAAGTCAGGTAGTGAACAAGTACAATATACGCAAAGACAAGAACCGTCATCAACGAATTTCATATATTACGGACAATAAAAAAAATAAAAATTTAAAATTATGGCAATAGAAAATGTACAACAACTTTTAACAGAGCAATTAGGAAAGAATAGATGTGATGTAATTACTACAACAGCTATGTCAGGTAAGGACTATTATGCAGTTTACTTTCCTGTTACTTCAGTAATCGCTTCAATTGCAGCAGCTAACGCAACAACAGCAGCAGGAAGCGCAATAGCAAATCTTCAAACGACTGTACCTGCAGGAACAAGTATTCTGTTAAACGTAACCGCAATCACTTTAACAAGTGGTATAGCTTTATGTTACTATGAGCAAGTCTTATAATGTTAGCGATTAAACTCGGTCAGTCTTTAACGAGTATTAATGCTGCTAGTATTAATGCAGACACTTATTCTATTCAATTGACAGGTACTGAATACGCAAGTATTGACGGTGTGGTAAATGATGTAGATGTAACTGAAGGAAGTATATCTTTATGGACTAAACAATCGGCAACTTCAGGTAATGGTATTATTATTAAAATAGTAGCAGATGCAGAGAATTATATGCAGATATTTTATCATAACGGTACTTCACAAATGAGAGCTATATATGAAGCAGGTAATACATATAGGGCAGCAAATATGACTACTGTTATCGAAAATGACGGTGCGTGGCATCATCTTTTAATGACTTGGAGTGTAACAGCTACTGATACAGTTAATATTTGGTTAGACGGTGTTAAACAAGCTCAAACAACAGGTGCAGCAGGTACTTGGGTAGGTTCACTTTCGGTTGCTGATATAGGACAAAATACAACTAATGGTAATTTCTATAAAGGATTTATAGACGAATTTTCTATATTTTCTAGAGTTGTAGATATAGGTGAAGTATATATTGCCAACAGAGAGCCTGTAAATGTAACAGGAGCTTCAGGAGTAGTTGGATATTGGAGATTTGAAGAAGGCACAGGCTCAGTAGCTTCAGACAGTTCAGGAAAAGGAAATACAGCTACACTATTTAATAGTCCTGCTTGGACAACAGACACACCGTAATATGAGAAAATACACAATAATACAAAAATCAGAATTATCTAAAATGGATTTTAATTTACTACTAACTACTTCAGAAGAAAGTGTTAGACAAAATTTGGATAAGTCAGAATTTATAGTTTCCTTTGAAGGTGATACTCCTACTTTTTTAGAAGGCAAAACCATTTACACAAATCAGGAACTATTTGATATTGTAGATGACTTAAATAATAATTGGACAGAAGAAGATTAATTATGAAAGATAATATTATAAGCATAAACTTAGGGGCTTCAACTGCACCTATTGTAACTGAAGTAAGAGGTCGTGATTACATAG